GTCTATAAACCTTGAAGCTGTAGGGATTACGACCCGCCCTCCCTACCGTCAAGCTTCTATCTTGTAATCTATATTGGCACCTTTAAATGAATTACATCTTCTATGGGCTAATTGGCAATTGTCTGGATGATGCTTTCCGCCTTTGGACAGCGGCGTTATATGATCAATAGTTGCACCCATTGGATCCTTAGGATTCTTATCATAAGCAACGGGCTTGTTACATATTTGACAAGTACCATTATCTCTAAAATATATTCTCTTAAAGTATACACGTTCAACGAATGCTTTCTTTAATTGCTCCTTGCGTTGTTGTTTGTGATCTTCTCTGTGCCTTTTTCTTGCACATTCAATTGAACAATACTCTCTTGTATTCGCCATAAAATTAATGGTAAATTTATTGCCGCATTCCTTGCATATTTTAGTTGTATATCTATTAACTACGGAAGCAGCCTTATTTGTTTTCCAGTATTCTCTCGCCTTTATTCTTGCTTGTTCTTTGTTACACTCATCAGAACAATACTTTGAATTACTTCTGCCTTCAAATTGCTTACTACAAATAACACAAACAGACATTACCATTTTCTTGGTCTTAACTTTAATATTGGCTTTCCTTTCAGCAAAAGCACATTCCCTAGAACAATACTTATTACTGTCCTTGCCTCTTGTTCTAGTCTTAAATGTTTTACTACAATAGTTACAAATACATTCTTTCATAAACATTCTCCTAATGTTTTATTCTCCATATTTGAACATAAGAAAAAGCAGGGTGGAGTTCCCCGCTTGTCGCGTTGCAATCGCTATTTTCTTATAATTTTATTTCCTTGGATTATTAAACCCTCCATCTTCTGTTGCTGTTTTAATATCATGACATCTCTTACATAACGATTGCCAATTAGATCTATCCCAAAATAAAACCATATCACCTTTATGAGGCTTGATATGGTCAACTACTGTAGCCGGTGTTATCTTATTATCCTTCATACACACAATGCACAGTGGATGCTTAGCAAGGTATACTGCTCTCGCCTTACGCCATTTAGCATCATATCCTCTCTCTGTACTGCTACCTCTATATCTATCGTACGACTGCTTATCTTTTGCATGTTTGTCACAATAACCCTCTTGTACAAGCTCAGGACAACACGGATATTTGCAGGGGCGTTTAGGTCGTGTCGGCATTGTCATCAGCTCCTTGGGTAAAATAAAAAAACAACTCTGCTCAGTGATCGTGGTGACTGTCAGAGTTGTTTTTTAGTAAATTAAAGAGGGTCAATGTCAGAAGAAAAATGTCTCTCTACATATAGCACTCAAAATGGTAAAAGTCAGCGTGAAAAGCTGACTTTTTTTAAAAATATTTTATTTATTATTGATTTCACTCATTATTTCTTTAATAATTCCCCACAAACAAGGTTTTTGCATTACGAAATCCACAATATTAGATATTTCTTTGTTGTCAATCATATCACATAGATACTCGGCTTCGAAATGGGTTAAATAAGTTTCATTACAAAGCTTATTAAATCTTTTTATATATGTTTCACTTTGCTTTAAAGCATAATCAAAAGTATCCCCTCGCATTATACGCCTTCTGATTATGTTTAATTGTTGTGCAGATAACCCCTTATATTCATCCAAGTTTTCGTTGCAAACCATTCTTAACTTAAAAAATGCCTCTTCTTGTTCTGCTACTTGTTTTATTGCAGCAGGTAACCCAATGTGAAATCCTAAGAATTTATAATCAATATTCATCCAATCACCTCTCAACTAATTTTATCATAACTATCCTTATTTTTCTCTATACTTTTTATAGCTCTTTTTATCAGCCCTTGTACGCTCTGCTTTGTTATACCTAATACATCAGCTATCTCAACCATATTTTTATGCTCACCATAGTACATCGTCAGAACTTGTCTTTGCTTGTCTGTCAAAGCATATATGATAGCCGAATGTAAATATTGTTTCATCTTCTCCCGTTCCTTCGCATTCGTCTCCGTCCTTATCATGTACGGATCCAAAGTATAAGTATCTTGGGGCCGAATGTCTTGCATTGAGTGTGTATTTCTCACTTCTCCACCACCCTTTATCGAAATAATGTTCAATTTCTTTTGTAACCTCTAACGCTTCTTTTTTTAATAATTTAAGCGGTTTGATTCTGTCGGGGTCCTCAAGTGTTTTAATCCGCTCAGTTATTAGTTTTATTGATTGCTTGTATTCTTTTGCTAAGTCTTTCATTCGGACCCCTCCTTTTATTTTTGTAACACTTGTTTTACTGCTTCCCATAGTGCATCGCATAACTCATTTCTCATGAATCCAATAGTATCGTCATCACTAATCATTATTTCTACAGAGTAACAAATTCCATTGTTTATAAAATGTTCTGCCATCCCTAATGAATTATGTTCAGTACATTGAATAAAGAAAAGTTTATTGCCTAATATCGCTATCATATTGCCTATTGTTATTTCTCTTGCCCTTGCTCTTAAATGTTCATTCCTCACGTAATTTGCAACTTCGTCTACATATGTTTTTCGATATATTTCAAGCTTGTCCACTCCAAAATGCTTTGCAATTTGATCTTCTTTTAATTCTTCTAACTGACCCCTTGTAATACTCTGTTTCATATCTGCCCCTCCAATATCCCTTGTATATGTTGTATAGTTATGTCTATATCTGTATTATTGTTTATACAGTAATCACATTGTACTATTGCAAAGGCTTGTTTATCATGTGTTATACGTTGTTCTAATTTTTGTATTTCTCCGTATGCGTCTTTCCAATGTCCTCTATATACCATTCTCATCCTTCTAGTCGATTCATCAACTTTTAAATATATAACTATAACCTCTGCATCTTTTACCAGTCTCTTTATATCTTTAACGCCTTTCGGATCTATAACATATACGCTTGTCCCTTTACCCTGATACTGTTCTTTCGTTGCCCAATAGTGGTTGTTATCGTAGTATGTATAAGCTATCATGTCATCGTTATGAGTTAACATATAATCTGCATATTCGACAAATATATGCCCTGTTTCATCCTCTGACCGCTTAGGTCTTGTTGTATAACTGTTTATAACATTGTCCACTATGCCTCGTTTTAGTAGCTCGTCAGCTATTGTTGTTTTGCCTGAGCCGGATTCGCCTACTAGTAAAATTAATTTATCCATTACTGTTATCCTCCCGCCACTTTTTGTCGTATATGTTTCTGTGAAATTCCCAAACAGGGCAGGCGCGTTTGTGTTCCTCATATTCAAGCCACCATCCAACTACAGGCTCTGAATCCTCGTTAACTCCTGCTCTATGCCTTGTAAACGCTTGCCCTACTGTGTAATTTTCTCTACTATCTCCAACTTTATAGGGTTCCATTTCTATCTCAAATATTTTAATAGCTTCTTCTTTTGTATATTTCTCAGAATTAACTGCAAATTCTCCATACCCACCGCAAAAAGACTCATATTCAAATTTACTCATATCTCTTCATCCTCCCAACAGTGTTTTAATAACTTCATCAAATGTCATAACTCCTTTTTCTATAATTTCAATCGACACCTGATCTATTTCATCATTTAGCTTAAAAAACTCAGGTAAAAATTTTTCGGTATCTGTATTTGTGTTAAAAAATATCCTTGCTTTATCTAGTCTGGTTATTAGCTCTTCAAACTTATCCATCACATATTTTTATAAATTGTTTGCCTATGCTTATACATTGATTGGCATAGCCAGTTACTATGTACATAATCGTATACAATAGCCTCTGTTTTACCTTCAAAAGTTCTTGACACCCTGCCTACGCTTTGTATTACAACTGCTTTATCTTTCTTAGGTGTCGCTAGAAACAAACGATTCAAACGAGGTATGTCTAATCCTTCTTTGGCTAAGTTGTAAGATGCAAACAAATAATTCATTTTGCCTTGTTGCATTAACTCAATCGCCTGTTTCCGTTGAATTTTACCTGTTTTGCTTGTCATAGTTCCGTCAATCATTACTGCCTTATTGCTATTCAGCCTTGTTTTTAACTCTCTCAGCTGGTCCAGCCTGTCTGACAATATCAAGCAGTAATTATCGCTGTTAGCTTTCAAGTCACCAACAATTTGGTCTATGTAGTCACTGTAAAAAGCTATTTCATTTAGTGCTGTTGCAAACTTAACAGTTCCGTCAGTATCAAAGCAGGATTTAGGTAATTCGAAGGTTACATTTACAGGCTTTATTGTGGCTTTCATTGTCTTATCTGACACCGCTGTTTTAGGTATTTCGTGTATGACTTTCCCTAATATCGCATACATTGACTTTATTAGTCCGTCACTCCTGTGGCTTGTAGCGGTTAAACCGTATTTATATCTAGCTTTCAAGCTACTCAATACCTTATAAAACATTGTTACACTAGTAGGTGATCCAGCTAATCTATGACATTCATCCACAACAACTACATTCCAGCAATCTGCATATTCTTCTAAAAGCAACTTGCTCATCGTCTGTACTGTAGCAAATGTGATCTTGGTGCCGATATCAACCTTGCCCTCTGTAATTTCTCCGATACCATTCTTACCAAAGTATGCAATATATCTATCTTTGCTTTGATTTAGTAATTCCTTGGTGTGAGTGAGCCATAAAGCTTTTTGCCCTAGCTTTTGTATTAATCCAATTCCTATTTGAGTTTTACCACATCCGCACTGACCGACTACTACACCATTTTTGTTTCTATATGCCTTTTCTACTGCCTCTAACTGGTAATCATACAAACTTATATATCCTGCAAAATCTACTTCGTTCTTAGGTGCAAATACAGCTTCCACATTAGGAAAAATAATCTGCCATATATCTTGTAATGTACCAAATGGTAATATTAATGCGTTTCCGTTCTTTTCATACAAGCATATTTTTTGAGGTGTACCGCCTGTCCATTTACCCATTCTGAGTAATTTGTTATACTGTGGATTACTCAACGTCAATTCGTTCTTGCAGTAAGTAATGATGGACTGTGTAGGATCTTCTATATGGATTTTATTACTTATTGTTGTTTTCATAGGTAATACTCCAATACATATAACATAGTTACATCAATAGGTGTTTTTTGGCTTAAAATAATATCAGCGTTTGTAATATAATTCTTTCCGTTGTACTTAAAAACAAAGTATGCATAGTCATTATTTGCGTTTCCAAAAGCTTCAAAAGCATACCTTTGATTTACTTCTATTCTGCTAATGTTAAAAAATCTACTGTCACAAGTCTTACACTCTATAGCAAATATTTGATTATCTTTACCCGCTATGATGTCGAATGGCTGTCCGTTTTTATCATCAGGTATCTTCATTGCCCAATAACCTTTGTTAGCTAATATCTCGCATACTTCTTGCTCAAAGTCACTACCTAGTTTTTTATTACTCATGGTTATTCACCTTACCTTTTTCAAATATCATATTGGCTTCAACCATGGCGTTAATTACTTGGCGAAAAATAAACCTTTGTTTTTTATTTAGTTCTTTGTACATTTTCAATATTTCATCTTTTAAACTCATTTCCAATTCCCCTCTCCACTATAAATTTCTATCAGCTCTATAGCTGTATCTAGTGCGTTTATGCTTTTATCTTTTAGTTCAAATCTCAATTTGCTTCTTAGCAATTCAGTTTTTCTAATATCAGATATAAACTTTTTAAATGATTCCTTTTCTAATTCGTACTGCTTAGCTTTATTGTAAAAATTATTCATTGCTAATATTTTCAACTTGCTTCCCTGATCTTTGCTAATTTGGTTATTGTAGAATTGTTTGTATAGTGCTTTTAAGGTTATAAACAAGTGTAATTCTAGTAGTGAATAATCATTTAGTGGTTCTTCTAGTTGTGCTGCATCATTAGATATTTCTTCAGCTGTTTTCATATCTTCTCGTCAGCTTCTTTCTTTTCATTTCCTGTAACAAACGGCATTAAAGTTGAGATACTTATAGATAATGATTTTATTAATTCAGCCAATTCAATAGTTGGCTTCTTATCAGCCTTGCGGATTGCATATTTCAAATTTTGTACCATCTCTAAAACTGCATCGTTTATTCTTAAATCTATCTGTCCCTGATAATCCATTTCCAATATTCTCCTTTTAAATCACTAAAAGTCTAACGTGTCTAACAATGGTCTAACTTCGAAAATGCCCTCAAACCCTTGGTATCACTGATGGTCTAACAGTCTAACGTAAATTCCCAACACTCCTTATAGTACATGTTATTATAAGGATTAGGATTACCCTTATAATAATATTGCTCCTATAGGTATATATATTAAGTTAGACGTTAGACTATTAAGTTATTATGTATATACAACCCTACAGCCACGCCACTTTCAAAGGGTCTAACATAGGTCTAACATGGGCATCAAAATGTTAGACTTTTAAAACGGTAATTCTAAAGGTTTAACCTCGTCAAAATCGCTTTGTAGCAGTACTTTCACGTAATTACTCTTAACTCCATAAGCTTTTGTGTTATGGGTATTTCTTCCTTGTGTGTTTTTTTCAATCCATCCTCTTTTGGACCATTTACTTACTACAGATGCAAATTCAAATCCATTTTTATGTAAATGATCTACTAAAACATTTTTATTTACTAGGCAACACATTTCGTCAACTTTTCCCCAAATTTCACCTTGATTGTCATCTGTAAACCTATTTTTGTTCTGTGCAATCCAGTTAATAGTCCAGTCATAGGCCCTGTTGGTTACATCAACATCTTCAACATCCACCATAAATTCCTTAATATCATCAATTTTCAACGGTTCTTCACCTTTAAAAATACAACTTATTGCAATTTCATCAGCTAATAACATTACAGCCATCGCCATTGCTTGCTTTTCGGTTGTGTTGCATTTTGCTAATATATCTGCATGTATTTCTCTGTACCGCTTTTTATAATCGTTTTCCCTGATTACCTCAATAAATTCCTTGCCGGCAAAACCAAAATTTTCCCTGACAAAATTAGAAACTGCATTTCCGTCTTCAACTAATTTTTCTTTTGTTTCAATTTCGATGATTCTATTTTTAACACCACCGCCGGAATTAGCTTTTGCAATTGGTTCCTCGCCACTGAATAAAAAACTGTTCTTCCAAGTTTTAAGGATTTCAATTCCACCGCCAGCCTTCGCCCTGCCTCTATCAATACCCTCTGTAACATACATAATAAGATTGTCAAGGTTGTCCCATTTACTTTTAAGTATCTGTAATTCATCCCCTGCAAAAGGTATCGAATAAAGAAAACTTGCAGTCCTGGCCATAGAGTTTTGTGTCATATTTAAGGACCTTACTAGCTGTCCCATTTCTGGATCACCCCATATTGACATAGCCACCATTAAAGCAACGGTTTTCCCTGCTCCTGTGCCTCCCCATAGGTGTAACACAAACGGTAATATCCCAACTCTTTCTATCAGTGCACTTGCAAAGCTGCCAGCCATTATTAACCTAAAAACTTTGTTTTGTCTTAGCTCACCGCAAAGCTTTTTCCACTCTGTGTAATCTCCTACAGATTTCACACAATCATATAAATTTGCAAAATCCGAATCACCATCATACTTGATATCCGACACATAAGGTATAAACTCGTTTTCTACCCACCCAAGCCTACTAATGCTCCTGTGTTGCGGTATTTCATTGACATTCAGACTTATTACATCTGATAAGAAAGAGATTAAATTTGGAGCGTCTAGGCTGTTTACCGCTATGCCTCTATCAGCTAAATTTACTATATTGTGAGTATTAGAAATTGTTGTTTTATTAACTGTTACATTCATCCACTTGTTAAAGCGAAAAAATGATATAACTACTTTTTCTGTCTTTTGCTCAATATTCCAAAGTAAACTTGTTGGCAAGATGGGATGCTGGCAAGCCGTTTCTGTCGAAGGTATCATCCCATTAGTCAACGTTGTTTTGGTTACTCCTTTATCATCGCAAGTCCATTTGCCACATTTTAAATCTTTGATTGGTGGATCAGTAAACTTTACAACATTGCTTCCATGACCTTTTATTTTTTGCACATAATTAGTTTGATGGGCTTTTAGCTTAGTATTAAAACTTCTAGCAACATTTAATTTTCTTGCTTTTTCAGTCAGTTTTACAATTAAGTCGGTTCGCTGTATGTGGTCCTCAAACATAAATATATATTCAAATACACTGTTATCTAAAATGCTTTCGTCCGTTAATTCGTCAATGTTGTATGGTGTAAATCCTTCTTCAATCAGTCGATCCGCTAGACTTAACAACCTTATTCACCACCTTTTGTTTCCAAAATATAATCTTTTCTTCATCAGTTGCATTCGTTAAAAAATCAATATAATATTCAATTTTGTCTATATTCTGCAATGCCTCTATATATTGTTTGTCTTCAAGATTACATTTTGATTTCCACATCTTAAGTAATTTATAATAATCGCATAATTCGTTATAAGTGCTGGTATACCAGCGTTTAAACTGTTCTTCTAATTGCTTCTTTTTCTCAAAATTATTCGTATAGTTAGATTTATCCAAATCTAATCCGCATCCGAAATTATTATTAATAACTTTCATCGCCTCAATCGGAGTTACATTTAATAATTTGGATACAAGGGTAAAAACATCGCCACTAATATCACAAGAAAAGCATTTAAATATTTGCTTGCTCTCACTTATACTAAAAGATGGTGACTTTTCTCTGTGGAATGGGCACAAGCCCAAACCACGAGAATTCACCTTTACCCCATAATGCCTTGCAACATCTAAGATGTTTACTTGCTGCTTAATGTCCCTAAAATGGTAATACATCATTGCTATCCACTGTAAAAAAGCTATCAGTTGCCGTTGCAAAAAGACTATCAGTTGCACTATGTTTCAATCGTTTAATTTCAGGAATCCCTACACCTTCACGAATCTTTTCAACGCTTCTTACTTGTACGCATTTAGTAGACAACTTAACTTCACCATTGCTATTCTCATATTCTTCCTGTCCAAATACGCCACCAAATAGCTTACCAACAAGCTTTTGTTCGTCAAAGTCAAATTTAAAACCACTATTACTATTTTCGATTGCTGTAATAAACCCTTTAAAATATCTAAGATCATCTGTTTTGACTGTTTGATAATACATACCTTGCCATTTTGCTTCACTATTTGCTTCAAAAGCCTTTACAAACTTTCTTTTATAAAACTCTTTGTGTTCACCTTCTTCAATATCAAAACTAATTCTTAGTAGCTCACCATAAGGCTTTTCTTCACAAACAACTTTCGTTATTTTGCAGACATAACCGCCTGGTTCTAATGTTTCAAATTCCCCAGTAAATGCCTCTGATTTTTCATAACCTTCATAATTTTTCATGATTTTCTCCTTTACAGTTCCCAATATTCTCTTATTTTTTTGTCAACTATTTTCAAATCGTTATCAATTTCTTTATCCAGCATTTCCATTGGACTTTTTACGGTGTCATTGCCATCAGTCTGCGTTACAAAGCTGTATTTGCCATTTTCAGCCTTAGTTCTCAGCACGATGGAAAATAATCCTTCCACCGTTAATTGATCGTCCAGCATCCTTCCTACAGTCTTCGCCTTTACTCCTGTTTCTGTTCTTTGTGCATGATGCAAGAAATAAACAATTACGTCTGGTGGCGTACTTTTGATAACAAAATCTATAAGCCCCTTAAAATGCAATGCCATATCTGTAAACTTACCGTAACCAGTTTCTTTCGCTTTATCGAATAGCTCAAACGCCATCAAATACTGGCTATCATCTATTACATATTTCTTGAGCTTTGGAGCGGACAAGCCGCTCACAATTGTTGCATATGTTGCATTGTCTGCTTTAGGTATTTTCTTTCTAAATGGCAACGGCTTACTTGCCACATTAAAGATTCCAATTTCATCAACTTCAAAATTTCTCATTGATGTACTTTTGCCTGATCCAGATTCGCCAATCACTAGAACTGGGATGCCGATAAGTCATTCCCCCTTATAATATTTCGCCAGTTTCGTGGTCGATTGTATTTCCATCCTTTATAACTTTAATTTTCAGATCTCCGTCAGTAACTTTTGTGATAATGTACTGAAAATCATCGCCGCTGCATTCGTCAATAAATTCTTTTTGTCCTTTTGATGAGAGTTTTTCAAATCCATCAATTAGGATTATTTTGAGTGGTCCAGCAGTAGCACGTACAATAGCCATAACAAACTTAATTCTTTCACCGCCTGAAAGACTAATAATAGGTCTATCGTTTATAAGCACATTACCTTGTCCATCAACTGTAATTCCTTCTATTGGCATTTCGGCCTTAGCCAGCAACATTTGTGGCTTAGTTCTCATATATTCAATCTTTTTAGTAAGTCCTTCAGATTCAGATTCTTTATTGAGCAATTCGGCTTCCTTTGCTTTCAGGTCATCAGCTGTTCGGATATATGATTTCATTTCTTCTGCTTCTTTGTGAGCTACTTCGAGTGGTGCGATATCTATAATTTTTATCTTTTCAATATATTCTTTAGCTGCTGTTGTTTTAAATTTAATTTCATCAATTTGAATCTGTTGTTTATCTTGCAGTTCCTTTATTTGTTTCTGCAAATTCCCAATTTCTATTGCTGTAATTTCCTTAACTTTGTTTATGTCTGATTCAGATTTATCCAATACCACTTTTGCCCTATTAATGTTGTCATTTATGATATTAGCTTTACTGATAGCCTCATATTTTTCCTGAAGAGATACTTCTCGCCATTCATCCACGTTATATTCTTCAGGTAATTTCTCTTTCAAGGATTTAACTTCTGAAGTTAAATCCTTAACTTTACGATTGAGGTCCGTACGCTTTGCAAAATAAGCTTGTTCAACATCCTTACATACTTGTAATCCATGCTTAGTGCAATCAACAAACGCTGGCACTTCTAAGAGCCATTCTTTCAAATCATCTTCAGTCACCTTAATAGGTATGAGTGACAATATAAGGGCGGTAAGCTCTTTATCATTCATATGCACTAACGAGATAGGATTAAGCTGCCTCTCACTTACGAGTGACTTGATAAATGTTTCAGGACTTTTAGGTGACATGCCATCCTTTTCAATAGATGTTGTAGTTACTTTATTTTCTTTATTGATATATTTTTTCATCGTGGTTCCGTCATCAAGGTCCAGATATATTTCCGCTCTTTCGCCTTCAGAATTCACAAATACTGACCTTTCAGTATTTGGATAGAAAAATCTCTGAATTGATTCCAATATAGATGTTTTACCCTTCCCCTCTTCACCTTCAATAATTGTTATTTGTCCAGGATTAAGGTCTAATTCTTTTGTTCCAAGACAATATTTTGTTTTTAATAATGATATTTTCATTTATTCCCTCCATTTTCTTCATACGCCGATATACTCCAATCAATACTATCTGCATCATATAAGCATTTTTCTATTATCCTAACTCCCGCTATTTCTTCAGCCTCTTCTTTACTTTCTGCCTGTATTTTTAATTCAATTAGTGCTTGACATTCAACTGTATATTCACTCATTTTCGATTCCTCCCAATTCTCATAATCTAATTCATCAAATCTGTTATCCCATGCGTCCTGATAACGATCTACTAAATAATCGCTCATCTTCTCATCTCTATAACTTCATTGCCCTCACTATCAAACAAGCTCATTTGCTCTATTTTATTGATTGCAAGCTCTCCATCTTCATTTTCTTCAAGAAAAAAGTCCTCAAAGTTTCGTCCTTCAACTTTATATTTTTTAGCTTTTATTATTCGAGTCAAATCCCACGAAGCGTCAATTTGTTGCCTTTTAATTTCCTTGCCAAAATCATCAGCCTCAAATATATACTTCTTGTCCAATGCGACTTTAATTGATATTTCGCCCTCGTCTCCAGCTTCAAGTATTTTTACAATGCTGTTTAAAATTGTGTCAAACTGTTCTCTCATAGTGCTAAATAATTCCGATTGAATACTTAATTTTTCAGACATAGTTGACCTCCCCATTTGACTTAATTTAAATTTCAGTTTATTATTTAATTAAGATATTTTTCCTTAGTCGCTTTCACAGAGCGGCTGTTCTTCTATTCCATTTTTCAATTGTCTCTTCTTTACTCCATCCAGTTCCACCAGTTGCCCCGCATCTGATACACTCTATTGTATGGCTGTTGGGGAGTATTTTTCTTCCTGTCATAACAATAGGAAATTCTTTAAGCGGACTAAAACAAAAGGGACAATCTTTTAATTCACTCAAATTCCTCGCCTCCTTTCATTTACAGCCTCCTAGCTATTTCATAAACTGGCGGTATACTAACCGAATTCCCAGCTTGTTTATATAACTGCAAATCTGAATTTACTGCTCTTGCACGTTCGAAATATTCGTCTGGATATCCTTGTAGTCTGAAACATTCTTTTGGTGTTAACCTGCGGATTCTGCCCTCAACCTCATATGTATCCCAATTTTGTTTTGAACCATATGGAGAGTTTCTTCCTCCTGTTCTTACTGTTTTCGAAATATCCCCATGCACCAAATGATTATTGTGCTCATAACTATTCTTGGTCAGTGTTGGTGCTATTTCTTTAAGTCCACCTTCGTTATTTCCTCTAGGAGTTTGATAAATCATTACTCCGAATGTTCCGCAATGAGTAGTACTTGTATTTCCATTAGCTGTCAAAGTTCCGCAAATTCCGTCTTCCTTTTTCTTATGATTATATAAATCATAAATCCTTACCCCTGTTCTTTCTTGATTCGCCAGAAGTCCTTTATGATAATTAGCATCTAAGCATTTGGCGTTTCCATTTTTATCTGATTTATAAGGTTCGACCAACAAATCCATATCCGAATGATTTCCACCACTATGACCTCCAGCCGTTAAGCATGATGCGTAATCTTTATTTTTCTGATTGCCATCTTTACCAATTATGTATAATCCTGTTTTTGCTCCTTGCCCTCCTGCTTCAGCTTTTAGAGTTCTTGCGATTCCGTCTGAACTATATACTCTTTCTGCATCTCTTCTGGGTATGATCTGCTTAAGAGTTTCTGAGTTGCCTCCGCTGATAGGAAATACTTTTCGTCCACCTGATCCTCTAAGATGTCCGACAATGAACACCCTTTCTCGGTTTTGGGGCAATCCGAAATTTTTAGTGTTGAGAAGTTGCCATTCTGTGTCATACCCGATTTCATCCAACTCAATGATGGCTTTGAGAAAGTCGTATCCGTTATTAACACTAAAAAAGTTTTTAACGTTCTCAGCAATAAGGTACTTGGGTCTATCTTCTTCTTTCGTGTCTCTAATAAGTTTTGTAACTGCGAAAAACAAACTCGAACGGTGTCCTGCGAATCCGAGTTGCTTTCCTGCAACCGAGATATCTTGACAAGGGAATCCGAAACACCAACAATCGGCTCTTGGAAGTTCGCTTGCTCGCACTGCTCTAATGTCACTTGCATACCATTCACTCTCCTTTACATCATGCATAGCTCTATAACTTTTATCTGCGTATTTATCTATTTCACAATGACCTACGCATTCATGTCCCGCCATTTCCATTGCAATTCTGAACCCACCTATTCCGGAAAATAAGTCTAAGAACTTCATTTACCTAATCACCTTCCACTCACTCAACGGTGCAATATAACCCATATACCGTCTAACAGTCGCATAGTATACTACCTTTTCCGTCTTGCCCGCACCTTCGGAATTTACAACTACAATGTGGTAAACTAATCCGGCTTTATAAGCAAACCCAGTGGTATTCGGATCTATCCTTACTACTGCGCCATTCCCATATTTGATAGCTTGCTTTAGTTCGTCAATCTTGCTCTTACTGCATAATGTATCCCTGATAAATCCGGGGAGTGATAAAACTTTTAACATGGTATATCCTCCTTTGCCTATTATTAATTTGCGGAGTCTGACACAGAACGGATGGATTCTTTCTTGATTAGTTGCTTAACGTCAAAAATCTTTGCCATAAAATATCCAGTAGTACTATCCATGAGCATTCCACCATCTTCATTTCTTACGTCTATGCCAGCTTTTCGAGCTATAAATGTATGTATTGCACTGCTACAATTCCATATCATTTCCAATGACTTCAGACGTTCTTTATTTGTAAGATTAGGATCATCGAGCACTTTGTCAAATTGCATACGATATTCATCCGTTTGTGAAAAGAGTTCTCTTTTTATTTCTTCTGCGTCAAGTTTGTATCTGTCAGTTATCTTAATCACCTGTGCATTCTCCTTTCGTTTTACATAGCAATATCAATATGTTTCTCGTCCAATTTCGGTGCTATTACTATCACTACTGGCTCTTCTTTGAACTTGTACCTCTTGAAAATCCATTTAGAAGCTAACCAAGCTACTGATCCAGCCACCCAACCAACACCAATTAAATAAAACGTAACTATTAAAAATTCTCCCATCCCATTTCCTCCCTAAATTACTTCCTTTAACTGCTCTTGCTGAAGTTTTATTTCTTGCTTTTTAGCTTCCATTTCTTCTTGTGTGCCTGTTGGTGCTATTTCTACAAATTCGGAATAAAGTCTGCATAGCTTGTCCTGCAATTTAGCCTTATTCAAATCGATAACCCCCTCTTTGGTACATCTCTGACATATCCTAATAGCTTATGTACAATCTGCATAAACTCGTTTGTGTCTTTGCTTACTAGCCAGTTGTCTACATTTAAGTGATAATATTGCAGTAAGTTTTTCTGCTCTCTGGTGGGCTTCTTAGGATTTTTCATAGTGCCTCCTGTTTTTCCGTCATTACCTTTCTGCACTTCAAGATGAAAATATAATCTGCTAACTTTTCAATTCTCTGCATTACCATCTCGGATTCATAACGTCCTGTTACATCGTTTTCTAGTCGATGTATGAGCATTTGGTACTCGTTTTGAGTTGCTTCTAATCTGCGGTTGATTTCGGAGAGTTCATCGTATTTCATCGTGTTTGCCTCCTTTCTCGCCTCCCATAATGTGGTATAATGTGTCGATTGGAGGTGATAATATGGATAAAACATTTAACAACTTTAATGATCTCGAAAAAGCTTTAAACAAAAGTGTTGAGAAAATTAATGGTCCTGTTAGTTTTACAACTTTGTTTAATGAGTCTTTCATGAAAAAGTACACAAATTTTTCTTCTTTCGATGAGCTTCTTTCCGCTGGAGGCTATGTCGTAAATTCAGAAGAAGATTTCAAAGCAATTCCTGACGATGAATTCGACAACCATGTATCCAAAACAACCAAGTTTGCATCTTGGAGCGACATGTCCAACGAAGCAGGAAAAATCTATGTAGCCAACAACTTTAAATTCTAGTCGATCCTCTTATAACCGTCAGTTACAGTTGGCGGTTATTCTCTTTCCTGTATCCACTTTTACCTTCAAAGTAGTTAACTGCCATAAACAATATTTCAATTCCCCAACAAGTGTTTCAGCTCTTTCGATGGTTGCTTTTACTTCATCAACATTTTCTATTGTTATATTCATTTTTAAATCTGCCATTCTTCCTCCACCTCGCTTTTTAATATTGATTTGCTTCCCTGACTAACTCTGCTATTGTTCTTGCAACTACACATGAACTATGTTCACATCCTTGCTTATCAACAATCCTGTCCTGAACCTTCTGTAATTCCCTGATCTGTTCTTCTATCACTGATTTGTAATTCATCTTCCCTCACCTCCTTTCATTGCGTATGTATTTAACTAATCCAAGCCTCTCCATTCGCTGTTTCTCTGTATTCGTACTTTTTGCCGTCGAACTCAAAGTAAATAAGGTTATACCAATCATTTATACGACATGTTACAATTTCGATAATTTTAATTTGGGATGTTTTAAATGACTTTTTTAATGTGTGAATTTTACGAATTGCATCTTGTAGGCTCATTCATTTTTCCTCTCTTTATTAGGCTGATTTGGTTTTACTTTGTTACGTTTCGTAACTATGATGCAAAAAAATATTCATAATACTTATCTTCTTGTATGTCGAGAATTTCAGCTATTTTTCTTAGCTCAGTTAACTTAAAGTCTGCAACACCATTCAATTTCTGGTTGAAAGTTGATATCGACATATTGAGCTGACGGGCAATATTCTCTTGAGTTATGTTGTTTTCTCGCATAGCGCCTATAATTTTTCTAAGCGGCTTGTATGTAAGTTCTTTTTTTTTCTTCTTTCTCACTATAATTCCTCCCTTCATTCGTGCTTTTGTTACGTTTCGTACTGACGAAACCTATGTTATACTATCAAATTTTAATTGTCAAGTACGTTTCGTAAAATATTTTTTATTTTTGCGAATTTTTGTTGCGTTTTTGGTAATATTATTAGTATAATAAAGATATAAAATAAATTTAAATGAGGGTGTTTATAATGAATGAATTGAAATTGTTCGGTCAAAGGCTAAAAGAAGTAAGGGAAGAAAAGAATTTAACAACTAGAGAACTTGGCGAGATGCTCGGAACAACTGCGGCTACTATATCGAGATACGAAACCGGAATACATGATCCCAAGAGAGTATTTATACAACAAACCGCATCTACGTTAAATGTTAACCCAGCTTGGTTGATGGGTGCTAATGTAGATAAATATATAGAAAAAGATGATTTAATGTTTAAAAGAGTACCTATATTGGGAACGATTGCAGCTGGACAGCCTATTTTAGCAGAAGAACACATAGAAGGATATGAATACGTCCCCGAAAACTCCAATATAGATTTTTGTTTAAGAGTAAAAGGTGATAGCATGATTAACGCTAGAATCTATGATGGCGATATAGTTTATATTAGAAAACAACCTGATGTAGAAAATGGAGAAATAGCCGCCGTAATTGTAGATGGGGAAAACGCTACCCTAAAAAGAGTATATAAAATTAATGGTTCAGTTATTCTCCGTCCCGAAAATCAAAACTATAAAGAAATGGTTTTTAGTAAAAAGGACTTGAAGGAAGTAAATGTTCTAGGAAAGGCTATATTTTTTAAATCGGAGGTTCGCTAATGGCTTCAATAAGAAAACTAGCAAACGGGAATTATCAGGCTACAATATTTGTTGATCGTGATGCAAACGGAAAGCAATTAAGAAAATACATCACAAAATCTACTGAAAAAGCATGTAAAGCGGCGGCTAGAGAACTAGAACAGGAAATTTATGACGGAAGATTTATTGATATTGAGAATGTGAAATTATCAACTTGGATGGATAAGTGGCTAGAACTAAACGAACAACGTTTATCCCCTTCAACATTTGTAAGTTATAAAATATACGTAGATGCCCATTTTAAGCCAGTATTAGGGAAATTCAAACTCAATAAGATAAATGAGATACACATAAAAGAGTTTATGAACGATAAATTAAAAACCTTATCCCCAACTACTGTTAGAAAACACATACTAGTTCTAAGAAGAATTTTAGAGGATGCTTTAAAACATAAGAATCCAGCTAGGAATGTAAAAGTTCCACATGCAGATGAGTACAAGCCTTACGTCCTGACAGCCTCAGAATTCGATTTAATTTATAATTCTGTAAAAGGAACAAGGGACGAGGTAATTGTATTGTTGGCGGCTTGGTGTGGATTAAGGAGAGGCGAAATATTCGCATTAAAGCCAGATGATATTAATGCAAAAACAAATACAATAAGAATAGATGAAAGTAGATCAATATCTGAAAAAGGTTACGTTGATAAAAAGCCAAAGAGCAAAAACGGATTAAGGTTAATTGCCGTCCCTGAATACTTAATGGGGTTGCTTGAGACATATCGCAAGCAACAAAGGAAAATTACAGATAGAATATTCCAACTTAGACCCGATAACTATAGTTCTTACTTTGCTGAAATGATACAAAAAAGGAAACTTCCACCGATAAGGTTCCATGACCTCAGACATTTTCACGCAACCTGGTTATACAACCAGGGGATTCCAGACCATTATGCAGCTCAAAGGCTTGGACACGATATACACGTGTTAAAAGGGATATATCAACACTTAAACGTAGATAGAAAACTTGACATAGATGACAGCATAAGAAACAATCTCACCGCACTAAATACCGCACAAAAAGTTTAGATACTTAAAAAATATATTTTGATAAATAAAAAGATGTTGCGGTATGCAACAAATTTAACTTAAATCAACATTGCCGCAATAGACTCAGTTGTAGTAATGCAGAAATATTACGTTATTCGTAACGCTTCGGACTCAAAATCCAGTGATGGTGACATCATGCGGGTTCGACCCCCGCCTTCGGCACCAAGAGAAACAAAGAAATCTGTGCGGTATTGAAATCGGTAAAAACCGAACAAATACCGCACAGATTTTTTATTACTTTTTAAAACTTACTCCGTCATGGAAACCCTGCCTATAAATTATATGTTCACTCTCGGAACCTATACAATCACATAAGTCACAATAATCCATAAACAATTTGAGATTTTCATTTATAAGATTTAATTTTAATTTCCTTACGATGTCTAACAACTGTTTTTCTTTAATTTGGATAGAAATATTTTTTACAATTATGTTGTCTGAAATATCGGTACATCTTCGAGCCAAGAATTCATCAAAATCTGCTACTTCTCCTACCATAATCAATCCTCCAATAATCATTATATTGAATCCCGATTAATATAAGTTTGTCACTGCAAACTTTTCTATGTTTTACAGTATACGACAATTTATGACATAATACAATAATAATATTCCCACGAGGAATGATGTACTCATTTGGGAACATGGTTTATTAACACTTAAAGATATAAATTATTTCTCGGGGTGTATGCATGAAATATGATATGAAATATTTAGGAGCTAGAATAAGAGAAGAACGAAAAAAACGCAAATTAACAATAGAACAATTAGCCGAATCAATTGATTTATCATCAGGATTTTTAACTAATGTCGAATTAGGAAGTAAAGGAATAAGTATTGAAAAACTTATTGATATTGCAAACTATTTTAATTTGATTATTGATGATCTTTTAAATATAAATAAACAAACTCCCTCGTTTAAGCAAGAAAAACTTATTGAATTAACTCGTGATATGCCTGACGATAAATTCGAAATTTTAATAGGCATGACTGAAGTGTTAATAAAGCCTCAATTAACTGAAATATAAAAGTATATAACTATAGAAAAAATATTTATCGGGATAATAAACTCAAAGGGGATAACTTTATGACCATTGTTATTTTATTGTTGATAATTTTCGGAGTATTGTATTATCGGAAAGTAAAACGCATAACAGATTCTGTTGCCATTAATACTAGCGCATCTTTACCCGTGTTGAACACTACAGAATGCCTAACTAATGAATGCAATTTCTTTGTAGCAGGAATGAGCTATAACAATGACGATGGAACGAGTAGACAATCGGCAATAAAACAGTGTGCCAAGAACCAAAACGTCATATTGAAGCACACACCAACACCAAAGTTTCCTTATGCTGTAGCTGTATTTGCTAATAATAAACAATTGGGATATGTTACAGCTGAGCTAGCAGAAGAGATTTCCTCTTATTTAAACAAAGGATTGCCGATTTCCGCTTATATAGAAGAAATAAGAAAACCAAATTCTGAATATAACTTTTACGGTTGTAAGGTTAAATTTAAAGTATCATTTCCTTATACTCCTCCGCAACCAACTCCATTGGAAGATTTAACCGAAGATGAAATTAAACTTATAACGAATATAAGAACGATAATACTTGCAATGCCAAATGCCAGAAAGAAAAGCGTTGATATCAGAAAGTATAGCCAAGGTCATATTCATATTGGATACATAGAAAGGAGTCAATGGTGGTTTGTTTCTTTGAAAATCGGCAAGAGAACCAAATACATAACAACTAATGAAAATTATTATAAAACTGATAAAATAAGTCTTGCAACTGTAGACGATGTTGAAAGCTGTAAGGCTCAAATTATTGCGTCCTATAATAATATGATGACACAAATTGAATCTGAAAAGCAACGTTTCAACCAGTACGAAAAGCTAGCCTACAAAGAGTAACTCAGGAGCCAACCAAGCTCCTTTTTTCATGCCCAAATACCACCTTCTACCGTTTACCACAAAAAACATACCGTTTACCAAAAATCCAACAAATTAATACTAATACTTATTATAATAATATTTATATAATAATTTGGAGGTGTAAATATGAGCATAGGAGAGGTTTTGAATTTATGTAAAGATATAAGTGAGAATATTTGTCTAATAAAGAGCTTGGGAAAAGATTGTTTTGAGGCTCACGAGCAATGCAACCATTATGGCGAGAAAACTGTCTATTTCTTAAAAGTCGAAAATAACAAGCTAGAAATTTTCGATACCTTAAAAGTAAAATTGGAGGTAATTATATGAATCTGCAAGAAGTCTTCGCATTGAGCAAAGAAAAAATTGATCGAAACATTTGTTACATCAATCATGTCGAACAAGATAAATTTATGGCTCATAGTTTTAGTAAAAACAATAGTGTAGTCAACCAATACGTTTTTAAAATAACGAAAGATAACGAATTAAAAATTATTGATGAGAATTAACGCATAATTTGTCGAAAAGTTTTTGAAGAAATGTTAAAATAAGTATTGAATAACCCAAGTACTTGGGTTACAATATAAGAGTGGACGGGAGATATAAGGCTCCGCACATTGGAGGTAAGTGCAGATGAGTAATAATGTAGAAGAGTTATTGTTTTACTCCTTAGGAGAGATACAAGTAAAAGTTTTTGCCGAAAAGGCACAGCAATGCAGCAAAAGAAATTACAGCCACGGGGACTTAGATTATGTTTCCTTTAGGGGCGTTTTAAGTGGACTACCTGTAAAAGATGTACTAAAAAACATTAAAGAATTAACAACAGAATACAGCAAAGACTTAGAAAGCTTAGAATTAGAATTTGCGGAAAAGAATTTACTTAACTATATATTAAACAACATTAAAGTTAGAGAACGGAAAGACGAATGCGAAGTTGCATATTTACAAGGCAAACTAAACACTGTAAATATAGGCATAACGTCTGCTAAAATAGGCAGTGCAAAGACAGAGGCAAAAACAACAGCGGCAAGGGAAAACGGTAAAAAAGGTGGTAGGCCACGAAAGATAAAAGAGCCAAATTAATGGCTCTTTTCTTATGCCTCTTAGTTCGTTATATTGTCCTATTGCGTACTACTCTAAGCCCGCAACCGCAAACCAATCCGTCGAATATTCTTCTTCCGCATATCCACTTACATACAACATATGCTCGTCTAGTTCTGGCTTGGGTATAACATATTTACCGTCTTTTCTCACTTGTGGCTCTGCCCATCTTACCGTTATACTCCCTGTTAGTCCCATATTATAGCCAATTAGGGCGATTGCAATTGTTGCTTGCTCTAATGTGTCGAATACTAAATACATAGTTTACCTCCTATAGTTTATTTATTTTTGATTGTGATAGATCTGATGCAAGTATTATTAGCTCCCTCATATTGCCCTTAAAATTAAGTCCTGTTGTTTGCTTTCCTATAAAAGTATTGACTCGACTTGTTATTTGTCCAGATAACGCTGTGCTACCATCGTCTTGATTATTAACATTAACTCTATATAATGCTCCATCCCATGATGATACTAATTTGTACCATCGCCCTTTATATACTGTACTAGTTTTTATCGACACACTATTCACGAAGAACTCAAACTTCCCATCATCGTTTGCGTGTAGTATTCCATACTGTATACCTACAGCATCATTTCTCATAATTATTCTGCCATTATATCCAACAACGGTATCCACTTTTACAATTGCAGATACAGACAATGGAGCATTTACAATATCAATACTTGTACTATTGGCAATACTTAAATAATCATCTGTACCATCCAAATACATCCCATCATCCAGAATACCAGCATTGCTAATCCTTGGTTGACTTGCCGCGGTTGCCTGTATTGCATCATTACCCAACCCGCTCTGGTCATACCATTTGCTTGCATATAAACTATTAGCACCACCAAATGTCAACAAAGCTCTACCGTCAACTTCACCTTGCTCAAAACCGAAAGCGTTGATGTAGCCACCTTGAGCATTTACCTCTGCGTCCATTTGTGCTTGAGTGTAATTGTAATATTTGTTCGATGTGTCTAATCCCATATCAACAACAGTGACATCATCAAGTTCTAGAGATTTACCGATAAATGTTGCGTTGTCATAATATCTGTGTATAAATGACAGTTTTAATGCTGTACTATTTGCACCAAGAGTTGTCACAATAGATATGGGATACCATTGATTTAATACAGGGCTTAATTGTGTTGTAGTTTCTATAATATTTGCACCAGCAGTATCTTTTATATAAGATTCCAATGAATAGCATGAAGAATTAGTAACTCTCACTCTTGTTTTTATAAATATTTTTCTACCTTGAGTATAAGCAGTGGGAAAATTCATATCGACAACACCTCTAGTGTTTACAGCACTTGCTCCTGTAGCAATTAATACCCCACCTTCAACTCTAAGCGTGCTATCTGTCGGAATCCATCCCAACGTCCCAAACTCAAAATTACCATTAGTAAAAGCATTAATCAGCCTGTCTTTAGGTCTACCGCTAACATTATTTACAGTTGTACTAAACACATCAACAATATCTTTCTCGGTTATGTAGCCTTGGTTATCAATTAGGGCTTTGATTACTGCGTCTAACTGTGCTTTTGTTGGTTCGTTACCTGCTCCGAATATTTGGGTGAGATTAAATACATGGGCTTGTTTTGCTTGTACTTGTGTCCACGCACTTGTATTTTTATCATAAACTTTATAGTAGATTAAGCCAGAGTTATTACCTGTGACTAAGACACTTAAAAATTCAAAGTTGCCACTACCCGTATGATTTGATTCAACCGCCGTTATGAGTCCGCCTGCAACTCTTAAGGATACATTTGCACTACTAGCCTTAACATAAGTACAAGCATAAATTTTGTCAGTAGTTGCGTTTATTGCTTTTTCAAATCCACCATTGGTTGCCGATGCGGTAAAAGATTGAATGTTGCTATCTATACTTTTTGCCGACAAACTAACGGCTAGGTTCCAACCGTCTGCAACTCCATCACTATTACTATCTATACCAAAATTACCATCAGTACCAAGCAAATTACTCAAATGCCTATATGGTCTACTGCCAACAAATCCGACATCCATTTCTAAACTGTCGGATGACCTACGCACTCTGAGACACTTAGATGCTTTTCGTTTTTGTTTGGTTAAGCCATATGCTGCTACTGAGCCAGTAACTTTATCTAGCGTTAGCCCTGTACTTGCCATGAGTTGTAATGATTTAACGTTTTGCATACTACCACTCTCCTATGTCACTCGCAAGCCATGTAACACCTGCATCATAAGATGTAAATAGTAAAAGGTGACTCTTGCCAACTGTTGGCGATGGAACAGCTCCATCTTGCCACGTAGTACCTGACGGGTAAGCGATTGTAGCGGCGTTAGTATATTTAAGCTTTATACTTACATTTAATATAGTGCCAACTGTTGTAGGTGGATTTGTGATTGTAATCGTTTTTGCTACTGCATCTGCTGTTTCAATTGCAAAGTTTTTTTGCACTTTTAAAGCCAAGTCTAAAGTGTAAACATTTGCTACAGATGACACGCTAGTAAAGGTCGTAATGTCAGCCAATGACGCCCTAGTCTGCATTGCTAAAATATTAGTTAAAGTGTTATTTGGTTGCATATCTTACACCCCCTGCCATGCCGTGCCGTCGTAAATAAACCCAAGTTTTGTATCAGTCGCCCACCAAGTCGAGCCGACTGGTAGATCCGTTGTGGACAGTGCCAACCTCTCAGCATTTGTCCCGATAAACTCCTTAGGTAATATTGTTACTCCATATCTTTTTATCTCAGCCATAGTTATTTCCCTCCATTTTTTATTTAATATTGCCTATAAATCTATCCCAAGGAAAATAATTCCCTGGGCATAACTTGGGTGCGAAATGACTGTGCGGAAATACCTTTTCTAGTGGTATTCTGTAAGCACTCTTGATTTCTTTAACTAATGCAACTAAGCTATCCATTTGTGCCTTCGGAACCTCTTTATCAGTCTGGTTTGCATAATCTTGATAGCAACCCTCCAAGCATATACCGATAGATAATTTGTTCATTCCCTGCTGTTCACAATGCGCTCCATTTGCTAGATTGGATCTGCCCTTGTAAACACGTCCATCTTTTTGCACAAAATAATGATATCCACAGCCAGACCAGCTTTTCTCTTTATGCCATCTATCAATATCATAAATAGTGCATTTCTTGGCAAGCGCATGATGGATAATTATGTTTTGTGGTTCGTTTTTGCCAAATGTTCCGTTGAATTTTATTTTGGCATTAATTATTTTCATTTGCTCACATCTCCTTTCATTTTGTCCAAAGCTTCAACAAGCTGCTTGGGTAGCGGAATTCCAATCCCTTTACAATTTTCCAATATGCTGATCCCCTCCATGCCGATATAAAAAAATATAACTAGATTTCGGAGGATTGCCTGACCTGATAATTTATCTAACATATGAGCCACTACGACCAATGCAAATATTACAACTTTTTTTGCAATCCCCCTAAATCCGATGTCCGAATTAAGTTTTTTGTTTATAAATGCGTTTGTCAATCCTGTAGCATAATCCAGCGTTACAAATACCACTAAGGCTTGCAGTCCCATGTCCCATCCTCCCAACATAGATACTATACTTGCTCCAATTACAGCAATAAAACCAGATACAATACTTTTATCCACAGTTTCACTCTCCTTATTTTTGTAATAAAATAAGCCTGTTTTTGGTTAAAAAACGAGGCTTAAAACGGTATCAATTTTGGACTTTTCCAAGGGGTGTAATATACTTACACCCATTGATTTTAGGTGGTTTCAGTCACTGGTGGAAAATTAAAATCAAACTCCAATTCATTTGTTTCTAAATCAAGATTTACTTTATAACAAGTGTTTAAATTATTAATAGTTTCAATATCATCTTGGGAAATTTCTTTTGTAGCTACATCATCGAAAGCAACATCGGGAATATAAAAAGCAATATCCTCTTCAACTGTGTGGATTATTATATCTCCCTCCATGCTGTATCTATAAAGACACGCCCCGTTATTTTTATCAAAAAATAATCTATTAACATATAACATTTCATACCTCCATTTTTTTATTCGATAGCTACATATTTATAAGTGGTAGCTCCGTGGTAAGCATTGGTTAATTTAAAACCACTTGACGTTACGTAATTATTAGTGCCATCTAGCGCAACTGATACTATGGTTGATGCGCCTGTCCGAGTAACAAAAGATGTAGCATCAGCGTAGGCTTCGTATAAAACAAAAGCATAGCCTGCGCTATTTCTTAGTAATATCACCGATGGTAGAAAAGTTAACCCAGTTACTACCATTACACCATTACTATCTCCAACTACTGTCCCTTGTGCAAAATGTTTGAGAACAGCTCCGGCAACCTTACCATCCGCAGCCGAACCCCCGTAGTATCCTTGCGGAATTACTTGGTCAGATGCACTCGGAGTAATAACTGTATTGCTACCAACTTTACTAACCATATTACCAGTCTTCTTACTACCGCCTTGGTAAAATGTCTTACCGGGATATACATCACTAGTTGTTGCATCGGCATCATCTGATATATCTCTGATTTTCAATGCTAAACTTGCCATTGTTTCACTTCCTGCCGCGCTTTGACCCATCGCAGTTATTGATGCAGCTATTGCATTTTTACCCGTTGTAACTGTGCTATTTATATCCGCAATATTTCCCTCTATCCTGTTTAAATCAGATCCAACAGGCGCATCTGCGTTTGTCCAATCTGTTTTAGGCGTTTGATATGCCATTTATAACCTCACTCTCCTTTACGTACATCTAGTATGCAGATCAGCAATATTACCTTCGATCCTGTTAAAATCCTCGTAAGCAATTTCAATTTCTTCCTCGGTGGGCCAATTAACATTCGGTTCTTGCCATGCCATCTATACCGACCTCCCCTGCGTTTTACATTTTAGCGTTCCATCATATTCAAAAAACTGGGTTGCTACATAATAGTCATTTGTGCTTAGATCTTTATAATCTGGAGCGGTTAGTCTATCACTAAGTAGTAAAGCCGGATTGCCTCTCCAGTTTATATCCGCATCCCTTCTGGAGCTTTTAAAGGAATCAAGTACATTATCTGCGTTAGTCTGAGCCATTGCTAATGTCTGGATGAGATTGTTTGTCGGAAAGGTATATGTTATTTTACCGTTATCAATTATGCTTGTATCGTCTGAGGCTATAACCCTTTCTTTGTTAAGCACGTTTAGTTGCTTACCATCTACTGTTATTGTTACGGCTTCTGTGGATGCTCCACTGTTGTGTAAAGTAATAATTGCTCCCCAGGCGTAGTAAACCACCGATTCAACGTGTGTGTTCGTATTCCCGCTTAGAGAGGCAACCGCTTCGATGCATGGAGTGCTGTTATAGTAAACAGTAAAATCTAACATGCTACCCGCTGTCATACTAATACTTGTATTGGAGTTGTATATTTGTTGCGCCACTGTTTCAGGTTGTAGCGAGTTGGTATCAACCTCTATATAATTGGCAACTGAATCCGGCTTTGTAGGATTGTCTTTGTCCCAGATATCCGAACTCGTTATTGTCAGATCAGATGTTATTTTACTACTCAAATAAGATGGTCCTTCTATTCTGATAATCCCATCCCTATCGCAATACATCTGACCTACGCAAGCCTCTATTATTTGTCTAAGTGCCTCTCTATGACTAACTACATTAAACCAGCCATAAGGTACGGTAAAGGACTGCAGTTCTGTGTCAATAAAATATTCACTACTTGTTATTCCGGCATCTGCAAATATTGCTACCGCAAGCTGATACAAAGTATTGTTAGCCACAACCTGGCTAGTCTTATATGTTGTTTTGTCTAGTAGTTGTAATCTATCTCTCGCTACAGTTTTTGCATATAACTCTGCTTCCTTTGCTTCCCACGATATTGTCCAAAACACACCCATAGGCACTTCTTCGATCGTATCGTCGTCTTTCATAATTCCGAGCCATGCCTTTATTCTTCTATTCGGCTTCAGTACCCCATATAGAGGGCTTTGCGTATTTCCAGCATCAAATTTTCTATCTTGGTTATTTAGTTTTATACTTATTTCATTTGCGGTTGCAACTCCAACGGATACACCGCTATCCATTATTTCTCTTTCTTCTAATACTGAAAAATACAAGATATCTTCGTCTTGGTAAGTTTCTTGCACACTTGTAAAAAACTCAACTATCTTTACTTGTCTGCCCACATGACTCCATTTTGTAATTTCGAGCTCCATTTTAGTAACGTTTAGAATAGGAGTTATTGTGGCCGTCCAAGTTACTAAAGTATTATTTGTTACTGTTTCGGTATAAAGCAAAGTATTGCTTGCGTCGTATACTTTTACCGTAAAATCTACAGGATACTCTGCCCTTGCGCTGTCTCCGACTACTTTTAAGCTGTGCAATGGTCTTGCGGCAAATAATACCGTTAGCTTTGGATATGTCGCAGAAAATACTCCTAAAGCTCCGGATAATTGGCTTCCCCACCATCCTATTTCTTTAGATCCATTTGTAGGTATAAGATAATAAGTACCATCTAATGTACAACTACCATCAAGACTAAACCATTTTCTATCTGGATTTGATATGGAGTTCGCAGTCTGCCCCGGGAATGATACATTAGCGTTTTCGCTCGCTGATGCTGTAATGCTTTGGTCGATAAAAGGGTCGGTATAATCAATCTGCACCCTACCGTATACTTGCCTAATAGATGCTTTTATTTTATCTAAAAACTCAGTCGATACTGGATACATGCTTACACCTACTTTTCAATAAAATTAAATTTAATATCTTTCCATCGCATTACACCGCTTCTGTAGTCAATTGCCGCTGCACTTCTATCGCCGACGTAAAATGTTCCAGTTTTTAAAACTCCAGTCTGTGGATCAGGATACTCTACTGTAAAAAATACAGCTGTTATTTTATTCAACAAATCCGATAGATCATCTTGAGAAATATATTTCCAGCTCAGGTCTAATTTTCTTTTAGTTGCTATTCTCTCAATTATCATTTCGCCAGTAGCATTTCTTTCGGCTTTGCTTATGTCCATAATGCCAACTGTATAGTCGGACGGAGTTGGGATAGTAACACTATTTATTTTAATCAAGGGGCTTGCCTCCTTTTGGAGCAATAAAAAAACACCCTGTTAGAGTGTTTTTTTATTGTTATTGTTATTGTTAGTGCTTATTTATCTTTGTAAGCTTTAAACCATACGCCCCCAGTGCCGTCATAGTTTCTTCCAAAGGCTATGCGTGGTTTTAAATCACTTGTTTTTATTTTATAAACTACAACTCCATTTTTTTCCGCACCTTCGTATACATTCCCATCCAGGTATTCTTTTGGATAAACGTCCGAATACTCATATTCTACACCTTGTTGAGATATTAAATCAAATTGTGATCCCCCACTCACATCATAACAAGTATCTTTTTTTAGGGATAAAACTTTAAAATCAATCTTGGCTACTAAGTATTCGTATCCGTTTTCAGGATATTTGGTGCTATCATAATCACTTTTTAAATAGTATAGAGCGGGATCCCCTCTTAACACCGATGTTAAATTTACTGAGAACTTTTTTATACCGTCATAATCGTTTAATGTTAATATTTGTGCACTTCCGATATTGCCGGGATTCTTAAATGATACAGCCTTGTTGTTTCCTAAGTTGGTTTCTCCTACTTCGATTTGATTCTTTTTAGTATTAAAATTTACTTTTATACCCAAAGCTTTACTAACATCTGAAAGCGGTAAGTAAGTACTGCCGCCAATCGTTACAATAGGCTTATCTGACTTTAATTCCACGCCATTGACCAATACTTTGAAACTTGCTTTTAATGCTGTAAAACTACCTGTAGATGCAAATGATACACTTGCTAAAACTAAGGATGCTAATAACACCATTCCTAAAATAATTTTCTTCACTTTTGTTCCTCCTGATATTTTTAGGTATATTGTACAGTGTTGTAATAGATTATACAATATACCTATTTTTACACAGTTTGTAACAATGTAGGTTTACCTATCCTTGATAATTCTTTATCTATAAGCGGTATTATCGCTCTAGCAAGCCGAACACCATCCACATAGAGATTAGCTTCAGCGTTTTTTGATTGTGATGGTTGACTAAATTGCATTACATTTAGCATAGCGGAGCTAACCGAACTCGTAATCATATCAGTTAAATCCCCAAGTGGAGCGACTACCTCCCTTTGTGTTTTGTTGTCACCTACTTTTGCCAAAAACGGTCTGTTAACATCGGTTATTCCCCCGTTAGCTAATGGTATTGGTTTTATTAGAGGAATTTGTGGAAATCCAATTGACCCGCCTCCTATTGTATTGCCATTAATCGTTACTTTAGGTATGTCTATTTTCATGCTATTAACTTTATTAATAAAATCATTTATAAGGTTTATTGCTACATTTATACTGCTTTTAATGGTTTTACCCATACCATCCCATATTGTTGCTGTGTCCGTTTTTAATCCTTCCCAAACCTTCAATATTGCAGTTTTAACAGTGTCCCATTTTATTAACTTAATAGCTTCCCATTTCCCTTCGATAGATGTTTTAAAAGTATCCCATTTAGGTCCTGACTCTTTCTTCAAATCATCCCATTTTGACAACACTGTATCTTTAATATCACTCCACCCAATTTGATCTTTTATTAACGTCCACTTATCATTAAGCGTAGTTTTAAATGCCTCCCATTTAGGTCCCGATTCTGTTTTTAATTCGTCCCACTTAGATAATACTTTATCTTTTACATCACCCCAGGTTATTGATTTTATAAGCTCCCATTTACCGCTCAAAGTTGTTCTTATTTCTTCCCACTTGGTTCCGGCATTTGTTTTTATTTCGTCCCACTTGGTTGATAGATTAGAGGTTATTTCAACCCATTTAGCCGCCGAATCCTCCTTGACTTTCTGAAATTTCTTACTAAATTCATCCTTTATAAAATCCGTAAAATCAGATGCTTCCAACTTAGTTGGATCTCCGTATGTTTTCACATGATCCTTTATTTTACTCCATCCTGCTTTCCATATCTTTTCTGTATTATTTAATTTATCTTCAATATCAGGAAATATTGGGTTTAATACAGATATAACCGATCCTTTTATACCTTTCCACGTGCCATCTGTTACTTGTTCTAAACCCTTCAAAGTTGTTGGAAAATCACCTTTGATTAATCCGTTTGCAATATTGGTGGCTCCTGTAATTTTTTCAATTGATCCACTAAGTTTATAAAAAGCACCTTTTGCAATACCCTCAGCTGTATTACCCAGCGTATCAAGCACAGTTTTTGCAACTGGTTTCAAATATGGTTCTAATGTTTTCCACAGGTCTGTAGATGCGTCCTTTAAATCTTTAAATGACGCATTTAAATCTGTTAATGCTGGCGTAAAATCTTTCTTGAGTTTATCAACGAATTCAGTTAATCCTTTAGGCATTAAGCTACTGGTATCTTGTTTTGTGGCAGTCACAGAGCTACTACCTGTAACGCTAGTTGCATCTGCCGCATTAGCCGCAATACTCTCTTGCAACTGATTTATTTCATCGAATCCTGCGACACCTTTTTTTGCGTTATCTCCAGCCTTCTTAGTTGCATTACCTAATGCGGTTTGTGCCTTGGATGCCTTTAATGCATTTGTAGCATTTTGCGATTGTGTCGAATTAACTCCAAAAAGTGCCTGAGTGAATTGCGAAAAAACACCTGTTACATATTTTAAGTTATTTGCAAAATCTATTAATATTGGTACTACTACGTTTACTAGTGGTAAAAACGCCTGTCCGATATTCAACATCGAATCTTTTAACAATGCATTTAGTTGTGCAATACTTGAAGATGTATTCTTATTAACTTCATTACCGTATTTACTAGTTGCTTGTTCAAGTATTCCAAACAGCCTTATTTGTTGCTGAGTCCTAAAATCCAACTGGTCCCAAGACTTGCCATTCGCAAACCTTTTGAATGTTTCGGTACTTTCAAGCAATGCGACATTGACGTTAATTCCTAAGTCCTCAATTGATTCCGTGTTACCAAGTAAACCAGATCTGATTCTTTCCATTACGTCTGTCATTTCTCTGCCTGTGGCAGATGCGACAACCGCAGATGCTTTCAGTAAGTCTTGAGTGTATGACGTTACTGTGGCTTGGTCTTTTGTAATCGTGGTAAGTAAATTACCATATACCGCACCATACTTTAGGGCTTCACTCCTGGACATATTAAAAGCAATTGCTTGTGTATTTGCCCACTCCATAAATGCGGTACTACTTGCCCCCATTATACGATTAAGTTGCTGCACTGCCGCTTCAACTTCCATAGCCGAACGGACACCGTTGGCACTGAGCATGCCGAACGACACTACAGCCGCTGCACCTAGTGCAATTAATCCAGCCCTACCCATAGATAATGAGCTTACCATCAGTCCCATATTCAAAGTACTGCCTTGAGCCATTGACTGCATAGCGTTTCTAATAGCATTTGTTGACTGGTTGGCAGTTTGTGAAAACCGTCTCAAGTTTCCCTGTGCTTGTTGTAGACCTTGCTGCATTGGATTGATATTTGCGCCAACTCTAACTATTACATTCCCTATCATTGCCATCAGACTTCACCCCCAAACATTGCATCCAAGCGCTTAATAACACCAAACATTGCATAATCATCCATTTCCGGATTATCAATTTTATCTAAAATATCATTCAAATCCTTACTGGATAGCGTCTTAAGTCTCTGAAAATAAGCAGAATAAAAAGCGGTAACGATATCCGCTTTTCTTTGTTCTTTTTTTAGCTCCGAGTACATTTCTACCCTAATATTTAGCTCATAAGGTGTCATATGGTCGTACTCGGTATCTGTAATACCTACTCGGACAGCAGTTTTATACGATTCTTCCCAGTCCCAATCTTTTACTTCTCCGCTGTCCTCTGATCGTTTTTTTCATTTACACCAAAGGCTAAATTTAAAGCTTCTGTTAAAGCTTCAATTGCTTGATGGTAACTTGTCTTGTCAAGTATTTCTTCTATTTGCTCAAGCTCCAGCTCACTGTCTTCGTGCTTTAGCCCGCAATAAAATATTTTTTCAAGATCTTTATCATCCAGATCTGCCAAATTCATTTCCATAACTGATTTTCCAGTCATCTGTTTTATTGATTTAAGAGCCTTATGCCCAAATCTCAAATTCCTTGGTTTATCAACATTTATAATTACAACATCGTTGTTTTTTTCCACTTTATTTGTCCTCCAAATATTTTATTTTAAATTTAAAGAGACTACCTCGAAAGATAGTCTCTTTATGTAATTTTTTACTACGACAATCTTGAAACCATAAACGTATATGTTTTCGGTGTCTTTCCTGCTTCGGTTACTACTGCAGTTACTTTCTTAGCTCCAGCTGATGCCATTGCAATGTCAGAACCAGCAACACCAGAAGATATAGTTTCAACGTAAACATCATTAACAAATATCTTAATTGTGTGGCCTACTGCTGTAAACTTAGGCTTAAAGCTAGTCTGTGTTGTGTAGTTAAAGCCGTACACAAATGTACCAATTGCAAATGTTGGTGTCAATGCCGCTGCCGTAAGTGCGGTTGATCCGTCAGTTTGTACAAAGGTAGCCGCACTCATACCAGCTGATGCAGTTGTCCCAAGTACTGGTTTGCCCGAAATCTTAACAGAAATTTCAAAGGATACACCATCTTCCAACGTTGCTTCGCCTGTATTAAACTTTGTAACTAAGCCATTAAATGACCATGTCGCCCCGATAGTTGCCGGGAATGTTATTACGTATGCGTTTAAAGTTCCTGCATCAATCGCCGCTTTTATAGCAGTAAGACCAGCATCGCTGTTTTCATAAAAACCACCAAATGTTATTTCACCGGCGTCAATCATTCCTGGTTCAAATGTTCTATGATTATCTGTTACATCCAAAGTCGTTGAATCAATTGTATCTGCAGATATCTCAGGCGTTTTGATATTAGTAAGCTTGCCAATGTTTACTCCATCAATAGATATCGTTGTTCCCATTCCTCTTTTCATTTTTAGTCCTCCTCGTGATAGTTTATTTGTAACTCAATTGTCCCTGCATATATTTTTAATTGCTCCGAGTATGCGTGTGATATGCCTGTGATTGATGCTTGCTCAACATACGGACCTGTTATAGCAAGGTTAGTAAAGTTCCAAGTTTTTATTTTCTTCACAATTAATTTTTGCAATGCTTTAAGACTTGTAAAATCAGTTTGATAAAAATCTAGCTGATAGTTTGCTTCAACATGCCCATCGTGTCCTGAGTCTAATATTTCCGTGCGTTCGCTGTTGGACAACTCAAAAACTAAATAAGGCACCTCTGCTCTTGGATCCGCATTGAGTGCAAAAACTTTATTTTCCAATCCTGACACTGCATTTAATTCAAATATTATTCCTTGTTCTATATCCATAATTACCTCACGCTGTTCAACTCTCTGAACATAGATGTTAGTATTACATCTTTTATAGCTTCTCTGTTATTTTCAAAAGCATCACGTAAAAACCTTTTACCTTCTATGTATCCTCCATCACTTTTCCATCCATATTCCTGCGATACTGGATAAAAGGATCTGCTTCCATCAGATTCGATTTTAATAAACTCTTCACCCGTCTTGCCGTCTCTACCAAAAAAGCTAATTTGATATACTTTTTTCCCTGCTCTTCGCTTCTCGGCTTTTAACTTTATACCTCGTTTTAATGCTCCACTATCAACCGGAGCATTAGCGCGCGCTTGATTTCGTACAATATAGGCTCCTAGTTTTGTAGCCTTAGTTAATACCTTTGCAGGAGCACGGCCGACACGATCAAGCAGTCTTTGCACATCCCTGATTCCGGTTATGTTATTAGTAGCCATCAAATCAACTCCTTGCATATTATTTGCATCTGAGTCTTAATTTCCCTAGGTATGATAGGCGGGCCGATAATATCAAAGTACCGATTGTCAAAAATCACTCGCATATTAGAGAGTAATCCGGGCAAGTAACGGATTACAAACAACTCTGTTATTTCAGCATTTATTTTTTGTGCTGAATAAAACTCTCTGCTACTCTTTTGTACTATGTTAGCCCACACCGTTGCAAATGTTGTCCAAGTATCAACTGGCTGATTGTAACTATCTCTAGTGGTCGATTGCACTTGTATAGTTATTCGATGTCGCAATCTCTCTGACCTCATACATTCACAACCCTTCTCATGCCAAGTAAAGCATTTCTTGCTTTCTCAAGCTTCTCACGTTCATCCGGCTTGTAATCGTCATACAAAAGCTTCATGTGTAAGACCATAGCCCATTTTACCGACTCCGGTACCGCTGTAGCCTCACCATAACCTGCAACAAATCTAATTCTTACACCATTTACAGGTTGCAGTATTGTATTTGGCCAGGACTTGTTATACCCAAGCACTATCTTAGCGACAAAACTATCAGCATCAACGATATAATCACCACTAGACAAGGTATACTCAGTTCCTGCAGTATCGTAATATTTTGCAGATGTTACTGACTGCACCGGAGAGCAAGATTTAAACTCAATGTAATCAGCACACGGAAAATTATCCAGGACCAATTCCAAAGTTTGTGTTATAAACTTCTTGCCTTGGTAATCCTCACAATATTCCCTTGCTTGTTTTATCAAGCTAGTCAATAATGCATCATCATTACTTCCGTCTACTCTTAGGTGCAGTTTTGCTTCCGTCAACGTCAAGGGTTCTGTCGCTGGAGGTGTTATTATTTTCAGGCTCAACTTTATCACCGTCCTCCACAATAGCCTCTGCATAGCCGCCATCTAGCAATCCAATCGCGGTACTTTCAATCAAATCTACTATATCGCCAATTTGGAAACTACCTTCAGGACAGCATATTTCTTTTAATAGTTTGATTTTCATACGCCCTCCTATGCAATTATGCCTACATTTTTACAAGCTGTAACAAGTGCGTTAAATGCCGCAACCAATACGGCATACTCTGCCTGTGTCGGGTTCGCTCCTGCCGCTCCTGTTTGTACTGCAATCGTAGCCGCTTGTGTTCCATTTGCTGTAATTTTGCCACCAGAAACAACCTTTATTTCCCCACCGCTTTCAACTGTTAACAAGTCAGGGTTTTGTGATTTATGTACTTTTGCATTTTCTCCTGCCATTTTCATTTACCTCCAAGTATAAGATTAGCCCAGCTGTTACACTGGGCTTTAAATTAGTTTACTGAAATACCACTTGCGACAACATCTGCTGGCTGTGCACATGGTATATTTCTCGCATTGTAGCGAATAGCTACAATTGACTCTACCGGGATATTTGCTGTAGCTCTGACAAAGTCAGCTCTAACATATCTTTTACCCGGTCTGATTACATCAAGCGCTACGATCTTATTGTCTGCATTTGTTGAATCAGCTGTAAATGTTGCAGTTGCTGTTTTGTATGCACCATCCCCCAAAGCTGCCGCATCACCACAATACGCCTTTAGTGTTCCGACTGCTGTTGCAGCAACATCGCCTGTAGTAGCAATCAAGAGCACACTGTCAAATCCCTGCAAATCAATTATGTCACCTGTTAGCGTATCAGCTGTTCCAGCTGCTGTGTTATTTAATACTTTGTCAATTTTAGTTTCTTTCAAAATTGATTCCATCATTATTTTCATTCCTCCAATTTTAAATATTATTAGGCGGTATTTCTACCGCCGTTAGTTTTAGCCAAGCTTTACTCTTGCAAATGCTTCCTCAAGTACTGGAGCTCCATCTGTTTCAATCCTGAGAATATAATCTACCTGGTTTGATCTAGCATAAAGTTCCAATAATATCTGCATTTCCATCGTTAGTGCATCACACATCCAGTACCAAGAAAGATCGCCATAAAGGCCTGTGTATAATCCGGATGTAAATGTATTTGGCGCGTATTCAGAACTATTTACAGGCTTGCTTAAAAGCATATCTGGTGTTCCTGCTACAACTGAAGGCTGCCAAATGTACTGTCCGTCACCGTCTTTGATTTTCGCAATTTGTTTTACTCCATCACGATGGAATATCCATTCACAAGCCTTCTGATACTGATCCTTGATGCTGTACTTTGCTTCTATTAAGCCGTCAAAAGTCATTGATGTGGCAGTATTTCCTGTAGCGACGTCTCTTGCTATGCTTATGCCATCTGCAGATGCAGTAAACAGTCCGAGTGGCTGATTAAATCCTGTTCCAGCCATGTAAGCTTTTTCAAGCGATTCTCCAACACCAAATGTTAATTCAGACATTATGAATCCTTCTGCGTATGGTGCATTCCTAAGTAGCGTTTTTGAAACCAATATTTCAAGCGAACCTGGGTTTGGTTTAAACTCTCTCTTTCCAACAGATAATGCTGTATCTGCAGTAGGCGTGGAAAGCTCGGTGCCCCACGTAAAATTTGACACCCTAGCTGTTCGCTGTGGATATCCTAAAGATTTCGCTTCTTTCAACGCTGGCAACACTTTTCCTTTTTGTCTCATAATAAATACATTATCAATGCCTTTGATTATTTCTTTTTGGAATTGTTCTGGGGCAACAAGGTAACCAGCTTGAGTTGGATTATCCTGTTGTAATGCAGCATAAACTTCAAAGGCTTGTTTGCTCCCTGAAATAATGTAATCCTTGAACGCCGCTTGTGCTTCATCTACTCTTCCTTCATTATTTGTCTTGTTATCGTCGTTCTGCTTCTCACCTATCGTTCTTTCTCTGTTTAGCTGTTTTTCTTCTTTCAAGATTAGGTCATTTATTTCATCAAACCTATTCTCAACTTTTAGTAGTTCCTCTTTCTTTACAGCTTCCATTTCCTTTCCTTCAAACTCAGTCATAATGTTTCTTATGCTGTTTGTAACGGTTGCTCTTTCTTGCTTTAGTTCAATTAATCTTTTACCTGGCATTTTAAATTCCTCCTAGTATTTTATTTTTTATTCTTTTGAACTCTTTGTTCTGGTCTTGCAATGTATTAATAACAGGCTCAGGCGGTTTAGTTGCCCCCCTGTGTATTTCTATCTGTTCCGCTTTAAAGTTCTTAAATGCTGTCGTGTCTACTTTCACATCACCGTAAATTAAAAAATCACCATCCACAGAGGCGGTAATCTTTGTTTCGGCTTGCATCTCATCTGCAAAACCCATCGCAATAGCTTCTTTGGCTGTCATCCAAGTTTCTGCATCCATGAGCTCAATCAATTTTGTTTCATCAAGTCCTGTTTTTTCTTTATATACATCCAAAATACTTTCTCGGATTTTATCCAACCTATCAGCTATAACCCTAAGTTCTCCTGCATTTCCATATACACCACATATCGGATTATGTACCATCATGGTTGCGTTACTTGGCATGTATACTTTGTCACATGCCAGTGGTATGACGGATGCCATCGAAGCCGCTAAGCCGTCAATATAAGCATTTTTAATTCCTGCCTTACAGCGTTTAATTATGTTATATATTGCCTGTCCTGCAAAAACTGAGCCACCTCCAGAGTTGATGTACACATTAAGTGTATCGATCTCACCGAGGGCTTTTATATCAGCGTCAATCTGTGTCGGCGTGACTTCGTCTCCCCAGTAGCTAGTACTAGCTATTTCGCCATATAATAAAAGCTCACCGACTTTTTTGTCTTGAGCTTTCATTCTTACTTCCCAATATTTATTTATTTGTTTCGGCATTATTGCTACCACCTTTCTGTAAGGATTTCGGTAAATTATCTTTAGCATTTCTAAGACTTATCATATTACCATTTACCAAGTACTCATCCCCTCCATCTTCTGCAGATATTCTATTCATTTCTTCCAAATCTCTTATGTCGTTCGAACTCATTACTCCGTTTTGTCTCATACTGTTGTAATAAGTCGTCCTAGTTGCTGTATCACCTTTCAAGAGTTTGTTCGTGCTAAAGTTTGCAGAAAGCTTATTTTGCTCCTTACTGTTTAATAAGTCTTTATATATCGTTTGTTCCAACCTCTCTGCCATTGGGTTTAAGCACTCCTGCACATACTCAATATTGATTTGCTCCACGTTGTTAAAGGTCATTCTATCCAGCATAAACACCTTATGCGGAGGTACGCCCCATATCCTACATACTTCCTCGATCTGCATTTTTCGAGATTCAAGGGCTTGTGCATCCGTTGGGTTACTATCCATTTTATTGACCTTAAAACCACCCTCAAGTATAGCCCACTTATGTTGATTCATTACCCCGGCATAAGTTTTTTGCCAATCTTCTTTAAATTTGCTGAATGCCTCTGCTTGGACAGATGTTGGATATTCAATAAATCCTCCAAGATTACTTCCATTCTCGAAAAAGTCCTTAGCATATCCGTTTAAAGCCATCGTCAAGCCTAATACATCAGATGCGATTTTTATAGCATCTTCCGGATCTTTTTCATCTTGAAATCTGAAGCCCGGCGTGTACATATACTCACCTTCGTATAATCGTTCGTATTTTCCGTTGCTGTAAGTCACGTCAATATAATTTTCAGCGCTTACAGTGTTCCAATTTTTAAATACTCTGCAGGTTGGTATATTCCAAAGGCCTTTTATAAATCCATTTTGATCTCTCTCGATTTTCGCAAATGCTCCCCAGCTCAACATTAGATTTACAATGTACATGTGCCAAAATTCATAGCTCGTTGTTTTGGGATTTGGTAGCATCCTCAGCATTTTATAGAGAGGATGATTCTGCGCTTTTGTTTTCCCTTGGTCAGTCTCTTTTTGCAGATAACATCCGAGGCTCGCCATCGTCTTTGCTACCACATCAACACATCTAATCACTACCGCAACCTTTAATGCGGTAGTTGCTGACACATTGTAACCTTTACCATTCAAATAATTACTCCATGCAGAATCATCCTGCAATTTCGGTAAACTCTGCGTTATTTGATTTTTTATTTCGATTTCCTTGCCAAATAGGCATATTTTCAAAGGTTTTCACATCCTTTATAACATCATTATTCCTCGATTTGCATTGTATGGGCACTTATTATTACTTTCCTGTACCATCGCTCTTCGCATTGCTGTTATTATCGCCGCCAATAAATCAATTCTTTGCGTATCATCTTTATGTTTTTTAGATAGCATAATAAGCCCGCCGCCTTTATCAACCTCCATAGCATTACTTACACACCAAGTTAACAAGGGGCTCCCATCGTGTACGAGTTTGCCTGTTATAACAAGTTCTTTAAAAAACTTCGTAGGCTCAGATAGTGTTAGTGGACCTTGCCTAATGTCAACAACTTGATCATCTGAATAATTATGTTTCTTCAAGTCCGTTCCAAACTGATAAGCTGTGGCGGGGTCAAGGTCCCATTCTTTTATCCTCCAGCCTTGTTCAGATACCATTTTTTCTGAGTATTCAATAATCCCGTCTGTATCGATAACACCGCCGTCCTGAATAGTGCACCATCCATCTTTTTGCAGGTACTCATAGTCCATGCGGTCGTTATCTTTATGCCATTGGACTTTATCTTGCGGTAACCAACCATGGGCAGTTACGGCATATCTTCCATCGTCAAGCGGAAATATATAACCGTTTCCGGTTAAATCTATTCTCTTTGATAAGTCAGCTCCAGAATAACATTCGCGCCCTTTCACTAACTCCAAGAATTCATCTCTACTTTTTCCCAACGCTTTATATTTGTCCATCAGTCCGTCCATGAATTTCTTTTCGCTGTCCATCTGCCATAGATTGCAGCGCTTAGTTAGATATTCACGGATTTTAGCATAATCTCTAGACCCATAAGCCTTGTTATGCTCGTCTTCTATTTGCTCTAATAAATACTGTGAGTATTCATTTTCATTCTGTAGCATAGGGTTTGCTTTTTTTATAGCAACTACAAAATCATGCGGGCTATCTTTTTCATCAATCTGGCGAATTATTACAAAGTAGTGCTCGTCTATTATTTCGCATTTGAGTATTTTCACACAAATGTCGTACTCTTTTTTACAAGGATTATTTTCAGCATCCTTTCCAGCTGTGGTAATAATACACATCAAATTTTGTGCTCTTTTACCAAATGCAGAATAACCAACATCGTGTACCTCAGAGGTAGGATTCGCGTGGTATTCGTCAAGGCAAAATATACAAGGCGACAAACCATCTTTATTTTTGGTATCTTTGGACAATGCCCTGAGATGCCCGCCTCTTTGTCTGTGCTCTACATAAGTCCTTTTAATACTTAATCTTTTAAGTATATCAGGGCTTCCTTCTCCCATTGACTTAGCATCGTTCCATACTATTTTTGCTTGCTCTTTGTCTACGGCCGCACATTCAACCTGTGGATTATTTTCATATATTCGCAAATGTGGACTACCTGGCGGGTAATAGCAATCTCCACATAATCCATACAACGCAACGCCTGACATTTCTGCCGACTTCGCGTTACCTCTCGACACTTGTTTATATGATTTTTTAAATCTTCGGCGACCCGTTTTCATATGGACCCATCCGAATAAACATCCAAGGTCAAAATGTTGATGTGGAACAAGTTGTATAAATTGACCGCTAAACACACCCTTAACATGTCGACAACATCTTTCAAACCAATCAAAAATTCTATTTGCTCTTGTTTCATCAAAAACATAAGGAAAGTCTTCAGTTCCTTGTCTTTCCAAATCGTTTAGATGGCGCTGGCAAGAAAGTATTTCAAGCTCGCATGCTATTCGTTGACCATTTATTATTTCTACGGCATATTTAGTCGTTGGGTGGAGTAGTTTGATTTCTTCAATCGAATAAGTCGGCATTAGGATCATCTTCCTTTTCGGCCATCTTTTTCGCTAACCTTGCTCTTGAGTTTGCGTTAAGACCGTATTTATCGGAATATTGCAAAGCTTGCCTTGCGTAACTCTGAGCCGCTTTAACATTCGGACTTACGGTTTCAGTTCCTTGGGCATTTATAGTTACAAATCCTTCTTCTCTAACTTTAAGTGATGCCTCTTGGTGTCTAGCTATCGAATCACAATATATTGCAAGACCTTCTTCATCTACTTTTTCAAGCAAATCGAATTCAGCCATTTCTTTTAAAGTTTTTTTCCATACTCTTCGAGCTTCTTCATCTAGCCAAATAGGCATCTTCATTTTTGCTTGAGTTTTGCTTTTTAGTTTTTGAGCAGCCGCAGTTCTATTCTCAACTTCTTTTTTAGTCCAGTGCTTTCCTGATCCTTTATGCCCTACTTCCATCTTGCT